GTTCCTTAGTCCTGTTCCTGTAGAAGGATTTCCTGAAAATATTAATTACATGAAAGAATGGGGGTTTAAATAATGCCATATTACATAAAAAGAACTAAGTCCAAGAAGAAAGACAAGCCTTTACCCTTGTTTGATAAAGCAGGGATAACAGTAAAGAAGAAGCCGGATTTGAAAGCTAAACTCGACAAAGTTTTCAGCTTATATATTCGACTAAGAGATAGTAAACCTTTTAACTACAGATTCTTTAAGTGCATAAGTTGTGGTGAAATAAAGCCTTTCGAGCAGGCAGACTGCGGTCATTTTCATTCACGCCGCCACCTCTCTACAAGGTTTGACGAAGATAACGCTCATGCCGAATGCCGAGCGTGCAATCGGTTTAGCGCAGACCATTTGATTAATTACGAAAAGAATTTGATAGCTAAAATCGGACAACAGAAATTTGATTTACTAAAAGTGAAAGCTGCCGGTACTTCTAAGATGTCTGATTTCGAGTACGAGCAGCTAATTAAGTATTACAAGGCACTGAATAAGAAACTTAGGAAGGAGAAAGGATTATGAAGAAAGAAATTGACGCATGGGTATGGAATCCAGCAGATGCGCTATTCAAGCAAAAGAAATCAGAAAAAGCAATCGGTCATATTATCTATTGCGAATGTCCCGAAAAATGCGAGTTGTACGCAAAAGGTAATTGTGTCGCTTTTGATAATTATTGCCCTCATGGAAGCAGAGATCGAGTTATCGGGTATTCAAGAATGGCAAGTAAATTTCACTCATGGATAAACGAATTTAAAGAGAAACATAAAGATGTATATAAGTCAAAATTGACACAGCCCAAAAAGTTGGAATACTTTATGGATTTAGTCTATATCCCAATTTCATACTTAGGGCTAAATGAAAATATAGAGTTCGTATCTGGAGGTGGTTATTTTGCAAAAGGAAGGCCGATTATTAAACGAGAGCATTTCAATGCAGAGTTTATATCCAAGAAAATAATCAATTTTACTCCCTATGCTTTGTTGGGAGGAAGAATAAAATATTACCAAGACAAGGAAGTGCCGAAATTCCTTTTATGGCTAAAGCAACTTGACAACGCTCTATATGAGGAAGTAAAAGAAATGAATCCAACCCATAGCGGATTTGTTGCCATGACCAATGTAGGTCGCAAAGCGATACTGCAAACATTGAATCCCAATATAGGTACATTCAAGGACATACACGGTGGAATATGGGTTTGGGATGGTGAGTACCTGCACTCTAACAATACACACGCTTCTTTCACACTTATTGAAACAAGGGAAATTCAAGAATGTAGGCTAAAGCCCAATGGAAATGTTGCGGTTAAGGTGTGTGATGACGCACAGGTAAATGATAATACAGAGTTTATAGATTGATATGTACCAACTGCGTGATTACCAACAGAAAGCCTCTAATGCAGCCGTTTCTTTCTTCAACAACAAAGCCAAGAAAACGAATGCTATCATGGTCTTGCCTACGGGTTCGGGAAAGAGCCTTATCATAGCGGATATAGCTGCAAGGCTTGACGGACATACCTTAGTGTTCCAGCCGAGTAAAGAAATTTTGGAGCAAAATTTCAAGAAACTGTGCTCATATGGTATTCTTGATTGTAGCATCTATTCGGCTTCTTTCAACTCAAAGGAGATAAGCCGTATCACATTCGCCACCATAGGTAGCGTGAAGAATCATCCCGAATTATTTACCCACTTTAAAAACATAATTGTGGATGAGTGCCATTTGGTAAACCCCAAAGAGGGAATGTACAAGGATTTTTTTGATGCAGTGAAGTGCAAGGTTCTTGGCTTGACGGCAACTCCTTATAGATTGTCTTCCTCACGTGACTTCGGCTCCATGCTGAAATTCATCACCCGGACAAAGCCTCATGTCTTTTCAGAGGTCATTTACCATGTACAGGTATCAACTCTCTTAGATATGGGATATTTGGCAAAGTTGAATTACTATCCGATGAATCCTTCGGGATGGAATGAACTCAACTTACGGGTGAACACTACTGGTGCCGACTATACGGATAAATCAATCCAAAAGGAATATGAACGAATCGACTTTTACAGTTATCTCGTCCATATCGTCCAAAGGCTGATGAATCCAAAAGCTGGAGGTAAACGAAAAGGAATACTGGTATTTACCCGGTTCTTGAAAGAAGCCGAACAGCTTACGTGGTCCATTCCCGGATGCGCTATTGTTTCGGGTGATACTCCCAAATCTACTCGTGAAAGAATCCTTGCTGCGTTCAAATCTGGTGAAATCCCGGTCGTTGCCAATGTCGGAGTTCTGACTACTGGTTTTGATTATCCCGAGCTTGATACGGTTGTTATGGCCCGTCCTACGATGTCACTTGCTATGTGGTATCAGATAGTTGGTCGGGCTATTCGTCCACATCCCCAGAAAGAGGTTGGATGGATTGTAGATTTATGTGGAAACATCAAACGCTTCGGTGAAGTATCTGATTTAAGGCTTGTTGATGGAAGCAATGGCAAATGGGCCGTTTACTCCAAAGGTAGACAACTAACTAATGTGAGATTCTAATATGAAAAGTATAAAAGAAGTAATTAAGGACATTGAGCATATTCCAAAGTGTCCCCAAAGTGGAGAATATAATCTGTATTACCTAATAAAATGTTTGTATGGCACGAATAAGAACAATCAAACCTGAATTTTGGGAAGATGAAAAGATAGGTAAACTACCAATTCCATGCCGTCTTTTCTTTATTGGTTGTTGGAATTTTGCTGATGATTTCGGAGTTATCAAAGGTAATGCTGCATTACTCAAGTCTCAAATATTCCCTTACGATGAAAATTTACGAGTATCTGAAATAAAAAAGTGGATAGATGCCTTAGTGGATGCCCGGATGTTAGTACCTATTATTCACGCAGAAGAAAGCTACTACTTTATCCGCACATTCCGTAGTCATCAAGTCCTTGATAAGAGATACGATAAGTCTTATATCGGTAAGGGTATAGTAAAAGAATTGATTAGTAAGGCTTTAAATGATAACGATGTGAACACTACGTCAACACTACGTGATAACGACGTGAACACTACGGAGGAAAAGGAAGAGGAAAAGGAAGATAAGAAAGAATCTCCTAACGGAGATAAGAAAGAAGCCAAAGCTTCTTCATCCGCTTCTTCAAATCCTGATTTTCTAAAATTCAATGACTGGCTAAAACGGAACGCTCCTTATTGCAGCAATGCTAAAAACTTCTCTTCCCAAATCACGGAAGCGGAGTTTCTAAAACTCAAAGAGAAATATACGGGTAAACAGATTGCTGACATCATCGAGCAGATAGAGAATCGAAAGGATCTACGTAAACGATATACTAACCTTTACAGGACTGTATTAAACTGGGCAAAAAAAGAATATGGAAATTAATGTGCAACTACGAGATGAAGATTCTGAGAAGATTGTCTTAGGTACTATTATCACTGAACGCAATGCGCTTGAAGAAGTGAGGGAGTTATTATCCAAGGATTCTTTCTATAATCCATTCCATCTTCAGATATACGAAGCTATCCTTCAAGTGGCATCGTCTGGCAGTCGGCCTGATGTGGTAGCGGTCAAGAATAAACTTATTGCTAATGGGGTGAAGTTTGACCTTATGGAGTATATGCGAATTGCTTCTAACTGTACTTTTGATTTATACCAGTATGCAGCACGGCTGCACGATCTGGCGATAAGACGTAAATTTTGGGATATAGGACAGTATCTTGTATCAAACTCTTATTCAGAAGCAGAGGATATTCTCGATGTCTCTAATTCGGTGAGTAATGAACTTGCATCGCTTTTCAAATCAAGTAGCACTACTATTTCAACCATTAACGATGGACTTGAAAGTGTATATGGCATGATAAATGATAATCTTTTAGGGAATAGACAATTAACGGGTATTCCTACTGGATTTGAAAAAATTGATTCAAAGTCAGGCGGATTGCAAAAATCAGACTTGATAATTATTGCAGGGGAGACAAGCCAAGGTAAAACATCTTTTGCGGTGTCTATTATGCGAAATGCAGCGTCTTTGGGCGCTAAGATAGCTATGTATTCAATGGAGATGAAAAAGGAGCAAATAACGGCTCGTATTCTCTCTATGGAAAGTGGGGTTCCGGCTAATCAAATCATGTATTCACGTTTGACTGATTCACAGATACAAGCGATAGATGTTGGAGTAGGTAAAATGTCGGGAAAGGGAATATACTTTGATGATAGAAGCACTTCTAATATTGATACTATCATTTCATCTATCCGATATATGAAATTGAAGTTTGGAATAGACGGTGCTATTATCGATTATCTTCAGATCTTGAATGTGAATATGAAGGGAGCTAATAAAGAACAACAGATGGGGGATGTGGCTAGGCGATTAAAGAACTTAGCTAAAGAACTTGACATTTGGATTATAGCCCTTTCTCAGTTGAATAGGGATACAATGAATCCGGTTCCTACATTGGGGCGACTTCGTGACAGCGGACAAATAGCGGAAGCTGCCGATGTTGTCATTTTGATCTATCGGCCTGAGGTTAACAATAAATCCTATCCGAACGATTTTTCTAATGTAGATACCAAAGGGACGGCTATGATAGATATTGCTAAAGGACGAAATATTGGACTTCTACGGTTCATATGTGGGTTCAATGCCGCTACGACTTGCTTTTATAATCTTGATTATGTCCCATTATTAGGAGGCAAACAATCTGGTGTAGAGGATGATAATCCATTTTAGATATGGTAGTTACAATTTACTGGGAGAACAAGTCTACTCCTGTTATCCGTAAGAGAATCCGTGATCGATTTGGCATTCCTCACTATATATCTGTAAATGGTGAGACTCAGGCAGAAATAAGTGAAGAAAATATGTCGGATCTGATAGAGTTGGTTAAACGAGGCTTTATAAGCTTAAGAAATAAATAAATCATGTTAGTAGGAACAACAAATCTTAATACGACGCTCAACCTAACCTACGTGTTGACTGACGTCGTGGAAACGCTTCTATACGATTTGAGAAGTGAAATGGGAAAACAAGGCTATGAATTGCGTCATGATGCAAAACGCAACTTCAACACTGCGATTTCCGCCATCCGAAGGCTAAAACAGGATGTTGACAAGACGCAATTATCCACACAGGAAAACTTCGGAAATGACTCTGATTGTCTTCTTGCCTTCATTAAATTGTTAATAGATCGCTGCGGTGATGATGAGAAGAAGATGTTTGAGTTTTATAATTATATCAAACGGTATCCGTCTCAACTCGGCTTGGAACTGTCTGATGAAAAGTGTGTATTCGCGCATATTTTCGAGAATAAATAACCATCAAAACAATACAATATGGAGATATTTAATACTCTTCTAACACCTGAATATTGTCCACCTTTATTTATTCCGGAGGAATTAAATAATCGTCTGAGTTCCGCGAAATTTCAGGAAAATTATCTTTTACTGTTCCAGGTATATTCCCTTGTATAGCATATTCCTTGATTTTGATAGCAGGTGCTGTGTCGTTTTCATGGTCTTCTTTACGGTACAAGATGGAGATGGCTTCCGATTGATAAGGCTCTTGTTTATTTTCGACCGCATATCTTATTTCATACGCCTCTTCGAAAGGGGTAATTAAAAAGAACTGGATAGATGCAGAAGAAAAGTACAAGGGATTTTGTGCTATTTTACCGGGTAATACGGGGATAGTTTCTCCTTGTCTTATAGAAATGTAATTGTCTTTTTTGGGGGATATGGTTATATCACGATGATATTGGCTAGTCTGTACGATGATACGGTAAATACTTATGGGATAAGAAAGGTTTTTAACTAATATCTTCATACCCCATATTTCATCATGTTTCAATATAATTTGGATTTTGGGATATATGGTATTCCCGGCTTGAATACGAGCTATTTCATATTGACGTGCAAACGTGTTCGCCATCTGAGACAAACTACCAATCTGTTT